CGAGAGCGTGATATTTGCGGTGGTTGCACATCTGACGCTCTGCTTGTACGCGGCGCCTGGAATGTTCGCCATTGTCAGAGCGGGAATATCGGACGCTGACAGCGTTGTCCCGCTAGTCGCTCGACCCTTCGCATCGACTGTGATCTTTGTATACGTTCCCGCTGTGACTCCGCTGTTTGCGAGAGTCGCGGTTCCCGTGACGTTGGCCGAGCCGTTAAATGATGAACTTGTCCACGTTACGTCGCCGGTCATCCCGATGGTTCGGCCGGTGGTTAGCGTCGCCGCGCTTCCCGTCGTGTTTTGATTAAACGTCGGCCATGTTTGCCCACCCGCAAACGTGATCGCTCCTGTCATTGTGCCGCCCGCGAGCGGTAAATAACTGGTTGCGTTGGAGAGCGGGGTGTAGCCGAGAGCGGTCGTTACTTGCGACGACGTGATGGTGCCGGTGTAGGTCGGCAGATCAGCCGAGGCAAGAGAGGCGCCTGTTGTGACTCGACCTTTTGCATCGACGGTGACCTTCGTATACGTCCCGGCGGTCACCCCAGAGTTCGCAAGCGTAGCCGTTCCTGTGACATTGCCAGACCCGTTGAACGATGCGCTCGTCCACGTCACATCGCCAGTCATGCCGATGGTGCGACCCGTCGCAAGTGTCGTCGCGGTTGCAGAGTTGCCGGTGATGCTTCCGACGAGACTGCTGTCCGAAATCGTCGAGCTGATCGACTGGTAGCCCGTAAGACTGGTAACGATCGCGACAGTCCATCCAGAGCAATATGCGTCGCTGCTTCCGGAGTGAGAGAACATCGCGCGAACGATGGAGATGTGCGGGTAGCTCCAAGTCGTCCCAACGTCTCCAAGTATTAGGCACGGTTTGCCGTCTGGCGTGTACGCCCACCGCGTCTGTATGTCGACCGTTCCAAAGCTAATCTTGCGAACGTCTGCCCATGCCGTCGTCGCGCCGAGGTAGCTGTAACCTTGCACGGTCATGCGGAAGATGTTCTGACTGTATAACATCCCCTGCACCTCGAGCTGGTGCATCGTGTTATAGACCGCGCTCGGCGCAATAAAAACGATCGCGCCGACCTGTGCAGACGAGTCGCTCTTATATTCAGCGAGCCCGTAGACCGTGCGCCCGCTTGTGCTTGTGCTGCCGCTGTTTGGCGTCGTGAAGACGGTGTTCGATCCGTCGATCTTGTGGCTGAAGCCCGAATAGATCCCGGTTAGTCGCGCATCTGGAACCGTCCCGGCGGACAGGTTGCTTGCGTTCAATCCCGTCACGGGGATCGTGATGTTTGCCGAGCCATTGAACGAGGTCGCAGTTCCGGTTGCTGCGCCAGAGAGCGCGATCGTGCGAGCGGTCGCAAGCGTCGTCGCTGTTGCCGCGTTGCCAGTAATTGACGACGAGCTTGTGATGTATCCGCTCGGGTTCGTCGAGTTGTATGGAGTAAAACCGAGAGCCGTCGTCACGTTCGTTGACGTTAGCTCGCCGCGGATCGTCGCGGAGCTTTTGTTCTCGACGCTCCCGAGACCGACGTCGCTCGAGGTGAGCGTGACCGCACCTGTGCGACCGGCGACGGAGGTCACCGCATCGGAGAACGAGAAGACGCCCGTCGACGAATTGTAGGACAGCGAGCCCGACGCGGAGACCGATGCGCGAGCTCGAGCCTGGGTGAAGTAGAGATTCGTCGATCCTTCAGCGAGCGAGTCCGTCGAACCTGGAGACGCGCTGATCTCGATGTAGGCCGAGCCGGTCCATCGATAGGTTTTGTTCGTGTCGATCGTGACGTAGATCTTGCCGGTCTCGCCCGTACCAGGGAGCGACGCAAAGTTCGCGACCTCGACAACATCGTCCACATAGGACGGAAGCTGTGCGGACGGAACCTTCCCCGCCGCATCGAGGGAGGCGTAGCCATTAGCGACGCCCTTGTTCGATGCGACCTCCTTCTGCCCGAGCTCGGTATTGAGCCCCGTGAAGTTGTCGTCGACCTCCTGGTGAGTAAGAGCTGCGCCCTTACCAGACCGAGTCGTGATCGTTGCCACGGTTCGATTATTCCTCGGAAATCGTAAGGGTGCCTGCGGCAAATTCCGGGATGATTAAGTTCGACACGGCGAGCGACGCGGTGAGCGCGCCCTTGTAGAGGATTTTCCCTGTGCTGCTCGAAGCGGTGCCGACCGCAAAGTGCGTGATCGTGTTCGATCCGCCCGTGCATTGCGGGAACGTGATCGCGGCGGCGTTCGTGACGGAGTTGTTCGTCACGGTCCATCCGCCCGACGTGCGAGCCACGGAGACGCGCGCGTAGCCGGTGTAGCTTGCCTCGCTCGTGTTTTGAGCGCCCGCTTCGCCGGGGTCGGCGGTGTGCAGCGACACGAAGAGCGCGGTGTTTGGCGATGCCGCCGCGTTGTCTGCCAGGTTGGCGATCGCCGTCCCCTGGAAAATCAATTTCATCAGATCGTTCTCGAATGTATTGCCCTTGGACATTTTTTTGGTCTCCTGTTAGATCACGTCGCGAAGTGCCACTCGCGGGAAGCATTCGAGCGCCGTCTCGCGTGTCGCGTTGTAAATGGTCAGCTCGGGATGTCGCTGCGCGGCCTCGTTAAAGGCCGACGCAAAGATCCCGAACGGGGAATCTTTGTTCAGTAGTCCGGGGTGATCCCCGAACCAATGCCGCCGCGCGCCCGACTTTTTCATGTCGAACCCGAGGAGCACGATCGGCGAGCACTCCGCCAGGACCGCTAGGTTCAATGCCTGGAATCCCGAGTTGTCGCCCTGGTGAATGACGCCCTGCTCGAGGGAAAAGCCCTGCTTCGCCCTGCTCTCGATGTAGTGCAGACGCCACCGTCTCGCGGCTCCGGCGTCCTGCGTCACTCGTAAACCTTTGAAGCTCGCCACGCCCTCGTGGAGATCCCACCATTCCGGGTCGGCTGCGTAGAGCACATCCGCCCAGGGTGCGAGCTTGTAGTTGTCGTTGACGACGATCACCGCTGCGCGATCGCGGCAGTAGTCGACGTCCTGCGCGGTAAGACTAGGGCCGCTCGCGACGACGACGCAGGGTCGTCGATGTATCTGCGCGAAACGGTTCCGGCGCACCGCCGAGCGCCTGGTGTTCAGTAGGACCTGGAGCTCCTGCTCGAGCTGCCCATCCATTGAGAAGCGCGACGTCTGCGAGTTCGCCCGTAAGCTCGTCGCCGACCTGGAATTCGCGCGCGTGATATTCGCCGTCCGGGACGCCCCGGAAGGGATGCTTGACGATTATCTTCATATGAAAGACCAGAGCGGGAGGTTGCCCTCCCGCCCTGGTTGGCTCCTGGCTTATTAGGCCGCGGCGATCTTGAGAACCTTGACCGCCTGGTTGTCGGTGACCTTGCCGCCGACACGCTTGCGGAAGATCCACTTCACCTGACCCGGCGAGGTGACCTCGTCAAGCGTCACACGGAGGCCGACCAGGTCGACGATCGTGTAACCGGCACGGAAGTCACCGAAGGCAATCGGGAACGCATTCGCGGCTACGTCGGCCATGTCCTCGTTCTCGACGACCGGGTAACCCAAGAGGGTGCTCGGCATTCCGGCCGCGAGGCCCGGCTGCCACAAATAGTTCCCCTGGGAGTCCTTGAACTTGCGAACCGACGCGAGGACGCCCTTGTTCATCATGAACCGAGCGTTCGCGCGGTAGCCCGCCTTCAGCTTGTGGATCAGGGTGATCAAAGCGTCCGACGGGTTGGAGGCCGCGAAGTCTGAAGCGCCACCCGAGAGAACGAACTGGTGCGAACCGAACGCGAGGGTCGCGTCGTCGTTCGCGCTCTTCGTGGCAACCATCAGGCCGGTCGGCTTGTTGGTTCCGTTGCCCGAGGTGAAGGCGGCGCCTTCAGCCGCGGCGAACGCCACCGACACCGAGTTTGTCAGCCATCCGGCGACATCGACGAAGATGTCGTTCAGCGACTCTTCCGAGGCCTTCGGGTAAGCGTAGAGGGTGCCGAAGGTCGGAGCGACTTCGCCGAGCTGCGGAGTGTTGCTCTCCGAGCGGGCGCCGTTCTCGCCGGCCCATGCCGTACCCGTGCCAAGGGTGTCGACCAGGATCTTGTAGTCCGGGCTCGAGGCGGTCACCACCGAGCACACCTGGCGCATCGGCGAGACGTTCGTCAACTGCGTCACGATGGCGCGCGAGATCTCCTCGGGGACAGCGTAGCCGCCCGCCGCAGAACCACCCGAGCCGGTCGTGTAGACGGCCTTGCGCTCGGCGTCCTGGAGAGCTGCGATCGCCTTCTGGTCGCGCGGGTTGCGGATGTAGTTGACGAAGGCGCTCTTGTGCTCGCTGTCCTTCTGACCTTCGCCCGCGCCCAGGACCGTCATGCGGCCGAGCTTCACGTTCACTTCCTCGAGCGACTTCTGCACCTCGGCGAACCGAGCGTCAGCCTTCGCCTCGAGCTCCTTGCGCTCGCCTTCCGAGCGGCTCTTGAACTCGTCGAGCGCGACGCGCTCGTCGTGTACGACCTTTGCGAGCGCATCGACGGCGCTCTTCACTTCGATTGACATGATCAATACCTCAAAAAATTAAAGGATGGAAAGGTTCTGCTCACTTGCGCGTGAGCTGCTCGACCGCTCGCTTGATGTGATCGGCGAGCTCGTTCTCTGCGATGTCATCCGGATCTGCGTCACGCAGATCTGAATCACCGAAGCCATGCGCGGTAATTTGCTTGGCCTCTTTGCGAGAGAATCCGGCGTCACGCAGGAACCTCTCGAAATCTTTGGGGGAGCTGATGTCGCTCGCCTTGACGCCCGTGATGCGCGCCTCGGAGTTAGCCGGGAACGTAACCGGCGACACCTCCCAGAGCTGCACATCCGTTAGGACGCGCGAGTCGTTCTCGCGGTCGACCTGGTAGCTGCGCGTCGTGTAACCGATCGAGAGCCCGGTCAGAGCGCCGAGCTTGATCAGCTCGCGCGCCTCTTTGCCGCGCTGCGTGTCGGCGAGCTTGCCCTTCACGAAGAGACCGCGATCGTCCTCGCGCATCTCCGTCCAGACACCGATCGGCTCTTCCTGGTTGTGCTGCCAGAGCATCGCGGGCATCCGGCCGGAGGCCTTCGCCTCCTCGAGCGACTTCGCGAACGCGCCAGGCGCGACGATGTCGCTGTAGCTGTCGAGGTTTCCGAAGACGGAGCCGTAGCCCTCAATGATTCCCGAGTCGTCGACCGCCTTGATCTCGGCGGCGACGTTGAAGCGTTTCGTTTCCATGTGTGTCCTCATGCCGCGCCAGGAGGCGCGACGTCGTTGTTCGGCGGCATTCCTGCCGCGGTCATGTTGAGCGGTTGCAGATACACATCGCCCTCGTCGATCGGGTTCAGATCCTCGAGACGACGGACGTCGTTCACCGATAACCATCCCCAATTCCGCCCGATTGCATAGGCGTCGTAGCGCGACTTCAGATCGCCGCGCAGGAGCGCCTCCGGTGAGAGCTTCGGGAAGTAGGTCGCCGGAGCGGTCACGAGATCTCGAGAGATCGACTGCTCCCATCGAGCCATCCAGGGACCGATGCAATGCGCGATGAAGTCGAGCGACTGGTGCTCGATGTTTGAGAACGTCGCCCTCGAGAGATCGCCGATCAGGTGCGGCGGAACGCGGAAAAGTCCCGCGATCTCCGAGCGCTGATATTCGCGCGTCTGTAGGAACTGCGAGTCGTCGTTCGAGAGCGAGAGCCGCTCGATCGACATCCCCTCCTCGAGGAGCGCGGTCCGGCGAGCGTTACCGCTCCCGGCGTAGGCGGAGTTCCAGGTCTCCTTCAGTCGTCCTGCGGCCTCGGCGGAGAGCTTGGCGGGATGCTTCAGCACCACACCAGGCGTCGCGTCGTTTCGATAGAACCGGCCCGCGTACTCTTGCGTCGCATAAGCGACACCGATCGAGTCGCGGCCTGATTCGATCACACCGACAGGCTGCACTCCGTCGCTCGTCCGGTAGCGGAGCGTGAAGACTTCGTCGGCTTGCAGGGTGATCGTGTCGCCCTGCTCTCTGCGTAGCTCGTAGACGAGCTGCATATCCGGGAGCTGCTTAATAGTTACGCGATCCGGGTGTAGCGGAATCAGCTCGTCTACGATGTTTGAGGCGCGTGAGCGCCAGTTGATATACGCGAACCCGGCGCCGCGAAGGAGCGCGTGTTCGGTCAACATTTCGCGAAACTCTTGCGAGGTCTGCCAGGAGTTCGGTCGATCGTGCAGAAGGATCTGGAGCGGATGCTCGGCGGCGCGTTCACGCCCACCGTCGGCCCGCTTGCGGTACATATTGAGCGGCATCGAGCCAATCGTCTCGGCGATCACGCGGACGCAGGCGTAGACGGCCGCGACGCGCATCGCGGTCTGCTCGTTGACGTGCACACCCGAGGCGGAACTCGTGCCCTCGAGGCGCATGATCAGACGATCGAGCGCGGTCTGGCCTGCGCTCTTTCGTCGCATGATTCGGTCAATCCAGGACACGGAAACCTCGTTAGATGGTCAGGATGCCGCGCTCTTCGTAGACACTTGGTCCGTCGAGCTTCGGTGCGGCCTTCGCGAAGGCGCCGATCGCCATCGCGAGCGCGACCATGCCGTCAATGCGGCCGGTCGCTTTTGCTTTGTCCAGTTTGCGATTCCCGGCGGCGTCTCGAGTTGCGACTGCGTTCGCAGCGTTCCAGGTCAGGACGGGATGCCCGCCGTGACAGATCCGCTCCGCCATCAGTTCGCCCTCGAGCGCATCGAGCGCCGGAGCCATGTCGCGGAAACCTTGCCCGAACTCCACCAGGGGGAGCTCGCGACCGAGCCGCGACAACTCGGTCTTGAACACATCCATCCGCCACCGATCGAAGGCGATCGCGGCGACGTCGTAGTCGTCGCAGAGCTGACAGAGTTCCTCGGCGACGGTCGCGTAATCGACGGAGGCGCCCGGAGTCGCCACCAGGGAGCCTCGATCACGCCAGACGTCATACGGTGCACGATCCCTCGAGGCCCGGTCAGAGAGCCCCAGGCTCGGCGCGTAGAAAAACGGTCGAACGTGAAACAATCCTTCGCGATCTCGAGCGACGGCAATCATCGCCGTCAGGTCGTTACGCGCCGACAAGTCGAGCCCGATATAGACCGGGTTCTCGTAGAACGCGCTCTCGTCCGGCTCGCGGGAATTCCGCAGCCATATCGCTCGAGGCACGAACGGCGAGGTCTGGTCGACTCGTTGGTTCAACACCAGGTTCCGATAGCTGCTCTCGCGCGACGGCATTCGCTTCGCCGCTGCGGCCTGCTCTCGGACCTCCGTCGGGTTGAGGAAGTCGCCGAAGGCGGGATTCGCCGCCCTCATCGCTTCGTCGGAGAACGGGTCCATCGACTCGTCTGCCGAGAACATGAAAATCTTCGTCTTCGGATCGGCGCCGGTTTTCGCGTCGTCGATCAGCACCGACAGAAGGTCTGCGTCGGTCGGCGCCTGCGTCGAGATCACAATCGAGAGCGGCTCCGCCTGGGCGCCGCTCGCAGTCTCGAGCGCTTCGTACAATTCGCTCCGCGGCCCCTTCACCTGGCCGAGCTCGTCGTGCACCGTGAAGACCGGCGAGAGACCGTAGGCGGTCGAGGCCTCCGCCGAGAGCGCCCGGTACAGAGTCCCGAGCTCCTGGCAGTAGAGCTGCTTCGCCGTGTCTCTGATCGCGACGACCGCATTCAGATCCGGAGACATCCGGACGATCTTCGCGGCGAGCGCGAAAAGGATCGCCGCCTGGTCGCGACTCTGCGCTGCCGAGAAGAGCTGCGAGTTCGCTCGAGCTTCCGGTCCGCAGAGGTGCAGTAGTAGCAGGAACGCGGAGAGCGAGGTCTTCCCGTTCTTGCGCCCATACGAAACGATCGCTCGTCTCGTCGGGGAATCGTAGATCCCTCGAATGATCTGTTTCTGGAACTCACGCAGAGCGACAGGTCGCCCGACGTGCGCGCCTTCCGGCACCCGACAGGTCGCCTCGATCCAGGCGATGTTCCGGTCGCCCCTGGTTAGGTTCCGAACTCCCAGGGTTTCTTCGGAGCCGCGCGATCGCTTGCGGTTGCTGCCGCTCGAGCGCCGTATCGACTCTGTTGCGTGAGCCGCATTTTCGTCGCCAGGCTTGCGAGTTGTCCGCCGATCTTCGTCTGTAGGTTGATCAGGCGGTCGTAGTCGTCGAGACATTCCGGGCTCACCTCGCGCAGCTTGCGCGCGACGCGCCGGGATTCCGCCGCCATCGAGCAGTAGTGCTCGAGGAGCGGGAGGTTGTCGGGACCGAACCAGTCCGCAGGCTTCGAGGAAACGATCTCGCGCCAGATCGCGCTCTCGTCGTCTCCCAGGCGATCAGGAGGGGGGACCCTTTCATGGGGTGCCACCCGAACCACCGAGAGGCCCTCCGCCGATTTCCGGCCGCGTTGTAGCATTCCTGGAATCCTTGCCGATTAGCACAGAACAGGCTCGCGCTCGGTGTCCAAGCGTAGAGCTGTAGAGATTCGACCCTCCCCTCCCTCATCGCGAAAAATTCCAGGGATGGCCGGGATCTACCGGGACGCCCGAGGTATCGCACCCTCGCAGGGTTCCGGTCTGCTCGAGCTCTGCCTTCGCTCCGTCGTGACACGGTTGACAGAGTGACTGCCAGTTCGCCGCGTCCCAGAAGAGCGTCTCGTTGCCTCGATGCGGAACGATGTGATCGACGATCGTCGCGGCCGTCACTCGTCCGAGCTGCTCGCAGTAGACGCAGAGCGGATGAGCTGCAAGGTGTGTCTCTCGAGCTGATCGCCATCTGCGACCGTACAAACGATCGCGCTGCGTTTCCCTCGACCAGAGTCGAGGTTTCGATAGTTTCGTCATGCAAAAGACGTCTTCAAGCGCTTTTTTGCATCTGACCGTCTTCCATGATCAGCGCACCGAACATCGCATTCCGGAATCGAGCGAGGAGCTCTTTGTACTGGCGCTCGCTGATCCGCATCCGTCGCGCCCTCGCCTCGTTCGGTTCGTCGCGCGGTGTGAGGTAGGTAACCTCGACAAGCTGCGCCCAGGCGTGACGCCCGCGACATAACCGAGTCAGACAGCGCTCGACCGCGGCGACCTCCTGCGGCCAGGTCTCATCCGGACAATATCCGGACGGTGAGTTGATCCCGAGCACGATCTCGCGCAGTAGCTTCGTGCTGACCGATTCCCTGGGGAACCCGAGCTCCCCGAGACGATCTCGAGCGAACCTGGCCCATTGGTACATTCGCCAGTCCACGAAGGCGGTCGCGTCGGTTGCGTTCCTGGGTTTTCGCTCGAAAGCGTCGGCGGTTGATGTGCTCACGGTTCAGATCCCCTGCGTGTCGTGAAGTTAGTCTCCGAGGTGTACGGTCGGATGACGACCTCGACCTTCCCGCCTGGGAAGACCGGACCGCGAACTACGCGGAGGTCGTCGATATTGCTGTCGTCCTCGATCACGCCCGCTGCGACGATCGAGTCGAGGAGCGCCTTCTGTAGGTTGTCGAGATCGCGACGGCGTCGATCAGGCGGGAACGCCAGGAGCTCGACCTTCAACGGTCCGCCGATCTCCTCGATCGGGACCGCCTGCTCGTGTATTGCCGAGGTCGCATCCTTCCGATACGCGCGACCTCGAGCACCGATCACCATCCGGCCGCGGAAATTGCGCCAGTAATGGTTCACCGAGGGAGGCCAAGGAAGCGTGAATTCCAAGGGGATCACCTCGTTCCCGACCTCCGCGTTAATTGCTGAAATGTCGCGTAGGTTGACATCTGAACGAACAGCTCCGGCCAAGATGTCGCCGTGCTGTAGAGCTCCGCGTTCGCGATCTCGAAGGTGTCGGTTTTCATCTCGAACGATGTCCCGTCCGCTCGGTGCCGGGTCTCCCCCGCCGCGTACAGTTCCGCTCGAGCGAGGAATTCGTCCTTCGGTAACCATCCGCAGACGGTCATCCGGTCTGTCGTGCGGTTGAATGACAGGAACAGGTAAGCGTCGACGTCGAATGCGATCTGACTCGCGACTAGGTTGTTGACGTACTCGAGCTTCGGATCGACCGAGCGCGTCATCGTCTTGACGTCGAACGTCAGACCGAAGAGCTCGAAGTCGACGCCGCCGTCGTGTCGGTTGCTCGGTTGCATGAGCTTCCGACCGATCGCGAAGTTGATCGTGTTCTGCCCGAGAATCCCGACGAGCTGCTGCTCTGGCGTTCCGTCGCTTCCGTCTCCGCGACGGCCGAGATTGACGCTCGACGCTAACGTCAGCGACTCCTCGAGAACCCGCGGATGGACGTCTACCGTGAATGCCATGTGTCAAGTGAAGACCCGATAGATCCACGTCGCGACGACTGCGAGCGCGCCCGCACCAATGCCGAGGATCGCGCCAACGACGGCGACGGAGACAAGCCCGCTGATCAGCGAGCCGAGGCCTGGTTTCTTCATGCTGCCACCTTGAGGAGCCGTGCCAGGCGCTCGAGCTGCTCGAGCGTCAGGGTGTATTCGTCATCGACCTCGAGCGCACCGACCCATCGAGCGAGCCTGGCGATCTCCTCGAGGTCTTGCCGGTCTCGAGGTGCGACGGTCTCTCGAGGCGGTTGGATCTCTCGAGCGACGGTCATATCTCGACCTCGTTGTTCTCGTAGCCGGTGAGCGTCACCGATCGCTCGGCGATCAGCACATCCGCGAGGAGACGCGCGCCCTGCTCGGTGCGTTCGCGACGGTAGACGCGCCAGTTCCACCACCACCGCGACTTCCCGGCCGGTAGGTACTCGACGTGCCACCCGTTGTTCATTCCGCTCACGCGATCAACGTGATGAACAATCCGGACGCGCGAGATCGGGATCACGGTCTGCTTCACTCGCCCGAACGGCGACTCTCGATGGATGGTCGTCACGGTCAGAACGGGATGTCGTCGTTGAAGTCGTCAGCCGGGACAGGAGCCGGTGCGGGAGCCGGTGCGCGCTGCTCGTCCTTCGGTCGAACGGAGAGCGAGAAAAACTTCTCGCCTGCGAGCTTCGATCCTTCTTTGCCGGTCTTTAGCCATCCGGAGAGCCAATACTCGACGCCTCCGACGTTGATCGAGCCGGAGTAGTCCGGGTGCGTGTCCTTCTCCTTGCGTTTGTTTTTCGCGAGGAGTCCGCTGTTCGTGTTGTCGTATTGAGGCATCGTCTAGGTCTCCGGGTTGTTTAACGGTGTGCGATACAGACGCTCGAAGAGCGCCTTCCATGTTTCGGCGGGTTGGCCTTTGCGCTTGCCTGCGATCGAGAGCGCGCGCTGCTGCTCGAGAATCGAGGTGCGGATCTTTTCGCGGCGCTGCTCGGCGGTCGTGACGCCCGCATCCCAATCGAGCGGGAGTCCAAGGCGTCGCGCCATCCAGGCTTCGTTCATCGAATCGACAAGTCTCACTTGCCGATCGCTCCGATCAGTCCGCGGACCGGGTTGTCGTGCGCGAGCTGCGGGAGCTCCTGGCGCGTCTCGGCGACGTCGGCGAGTTGGTCGTAGTGCGAGGCGAATCGCTTCTCGAGAAACGGAAGCGCGTCGACGCTTGACCAGGCGATGACCTTCCATCCGCCGAGCGCCTGGACGGCGCGCTCGACCTCCGGGATCGCCGGGCCTGCGTGATAGGAGCCCGAGCGGACGTGCTGCAAAGCAATCGCCCAGGCCTCGCCCGGCGTCATTCGTTGCGCCTTGCGGAGCTGCTGAAAATGCCAGGGGTTCGGGAAGTATTCCTCGTGCAACATCAGGTGTTGAGCTGCCGCGCGAAACTCCTCGATCGACCAGGAGCTCATCGCCGAGTACCAGAGCTCGAGCGACTCCGGCGTGATCTTTCCGCCTGGTTTCATCTCCGCGAGCGAGACCAGGATGCGCGCCATCTCGGCGCGGTCGTTCGGTGTCATGCGAATAACCTCCCCTGCGCTTGAGCGGCGGCGATTCGCTCGCAGGCGATGTCGAAATACTTCCGCTCGATCTCAATCCCTACAAAAGATCTGCCGAGGTTCATGCAAGCGACGCCCGTCGTCCCGCTCCCCATGAACGGATCGACGATGAGCCCCGCGTCGGTTCCCTTGAGAATCTCCTCGATCAGCGCGACGGGTTTCTGGGTCGGGTGATCCTGGTTGCCGCTCCGCGAGAGGCTGATCACGTTGCCCTTGCCCGCCGTCCCTGTTTTCGCTGCGCCGCGTAGGCCGTAGCAGATGAGCTCGTGCTGTGCCCTCCAGCCGACGCCCATTCCAGGCCGTCCTTTGTTCCAGACGATCATCGAGCGCGGGCGAAAGAATCCGTCCTCGAGCGCGTCACAGGTATAGGTCCACATCCGCCAATCGCAAAAGACGTACATCTCTCGCGCTCTTGTCCCGCGACAGATCGCCTTGATGAGCCGGAGGTAGCCGCGGGTGCTCAAATTGTCCGCAGCGATCGTCGGTCTCGCTCCGCCCCACTTCTCGCTCGCATCGCTGCCGATAGAGCCCTTCGCCTTGCCCGACTCCTGGTAGCCGCCGCTGCTGTACGGCGGATCGGTGACGACTGCGTCGACGCCCTCGAGCATTGGAAGGATCTCGAGACAGTCGCCGAGGTATAGCGTCGCGTTGCCGATGACGACGCGCTCGGAAAAGCCCGCCGGAGTGAGTTCGCTATCCGGCCGCATTTGCTCTCTCGAGCCACGCCTGGGCCGCGGCGACATTCGTGTCCTGGGCCTTCTTCGCCTTCGACGGCGGGATCGGCCAGGGTTGCGACCAGGGACGATCGGGATCGCCGAAGAACCTCGCCGGGTTCAAGACCATCCGGTTCGTCGCCTTAACGTGAGCGGCGTACCGCTCGACTCCGGCGCGCAGATCCTCCCAGGACGCCCCGAGCTCGAGGTGCCTGCGGATGTGATGCTCTGCGCTGATCCAGTCCGTCCGGCCTGCGTGAGGCGGGTATGTCGACTTGATCGCCTCGATGTGTGTGCGATCTTCCGCGTCCGACCGCTGCAATTTTTTTGCAGCGTCAAACGAAGAGATTACACATGAGGTATCTCTAGGGTTTGAGATAGTCTGGAGTCTGGAGTCTGGAGTCTGGATAGGTTCGCTGTTCGTTGAACGATTCGTTGAACGATTCGTTGAACGATTCGTTCCCTCCTCCGCCGACGAAGCGTTCGCCTTTCGTCGCGCCTCTCGTTGTTCGGTGACGCGACGATTCGTTTCACGCTGCTCGTTCGCCGCCGCGATCTCTCTCTGCGCGCGCGCGTTAATCCATCCGCCGTCGGTGAGTTGCCAGAATTGCTCGAGCACCGATGCAACGGCGTCACGTTCTTCCGGATTTATAGCTCCGACAAGCCTACAAAGTTGCGTGCTATCGGTCGGTAACGGCCGCTCCGTGGCGTAGTGGTGATCTAAAAGCGAACGATAAGCGCCCCGCTCCGTCAGAGATAAGTGACCTGTGTCACGCTGAAAGTCACCGATGTAGTGTTTGTAGAAGTTCACGCGGCGTCTGCCTCCCGAATTTGCCCGCGAGGTCGACCGCGAAGAACGGACCAGTCCACATCGGGCCGAAGCTCTTCACAGGTGACGGCTCCGCCGCTTTCCCGCTCCAAGGCGATCGCCAGCGACTCGCCGCAGGATCGGTAACCGTAGGAGACGTTCCGAAGGTGCCCGGCGCTCGTGCCGCAGCGATCCGCCAGGTCGTCGCGTTGCTTGAGGGTCAGGGTTGAAAGGTAGGTTTTTAGATCCATTTCCGAAGTATCACCGAAAGGTTATGTTCGATTCAACACCTTCAGGTGATTCACCGGATGGTGACAACGGGGTAAAATAGCCGCTCTATGGACGTGCAACAAAATCGCCGCGAAAGGCTTCGACAGTTGATCGAGGATCGGTATGCGGGCAATGTTTCCCGCTTCGCTGCGTTCGTCGGGAAATCGCAGCCGCAGATCGCCGATATGGTCAACGGACGCAAGTCGTTCGGCGAACGTATCGCCCGATCCCTCGAGGAGTCGTTAGGTTTACCGAAAGGGTATTTCGACCGCGCATCCGATACCGACGAACGCACCGAATTGGTGCCCGATGGGTTCGTCGCAGTTCGGAGGGTGCGAATAAAAATGTCAGGGGGAGTGATCGGCTGGGCTGTCGAGTGTCACGAGGAGGACGCCCCGCCGCTATTTTTCCGGCGCGAATGGTTCGAGCGCCGTGGATTCAAACCGGAACACCTGGTCGCCGTTAAGGTGACTGGAGCCTCAATGGAACCAGGCCTCTATGACGGCGACACAATCGTCGTCAATAGAGCGGACACACAGCTCGTCGACGGCGAGGTTTTCGCTGTTAGTTACGAAGGAGAGCTTGTGATCAAGCGTCTCCGACGCGATGCCGGGGAATGGTTCCTGGCGTCCGATAACCAGGACAAACGTCGCTACGGCGACAAACGGTGTACCGAAAACGTCGTCGTCCTGGGTCGCGTCGTCTACAAAAACTCCGAGCGAATCTAATCGCCTACTAGGTGTCGGGCTCACTAGATGAGCCCGAAAGATTCTCTCTTCATGATCACTAGGCGGTTATATCATCACCGCTTGGTGTTGACCTGTGCATCACCTTCTGGTGTAGTTCTCCCATGCCGCATCCGCGGCCCAGGAGCTACCAGGAGGCCACATGGACACAGTCATCGAGGGAATCGTCGCGTTCTCGGCGATTTTCGTTGTCTTCGGAATTCTCGCCGCAGTCGGCGGTGCGATCGAGTACATCCTCAATCTTCGCGAGCTGCGTCGACGTAACAGTCGCCGACGCGAACTCCTCCCTGATCCGAACCCGCGGTCGATCGTTCGTCGTCGCGGCTGGAACGTGCCGTTATGAGCGCGCGCGATCTCGACAATGTGATCGTCACCGCAGGCGATCGGAATCATCTGCGATGGGTTCGTGAGGCGGAGGCCGATCTC